ATCGGCCCGCACAAGGCCGACGATCAGATTTACTTTTTCCTGATTGAATGCATAGCCAAAGCATGCCGCCATATAGGCCGGCGTCATCCAGTGGCGCGAGCCATCAGACGCTACATGCATCATGATGTTCGCTTCGCACCGGTTATCGAACACGACACCCGCGACCAGCTTGCCGTCCGATTCGAGTCCGAGCGCGGCATACTTTTCGAAAGGCTTAACGCCCAATCGATCTGCCACGAAATGCATCACGCGCTCATGCTCGGTCCAGACGATGCGCTTCATAGGACGCCGCCATCAAGTAATGCATAGTCAGTCGACACCCACTGCACCGAACAGTCGAGCGCGCTGATTTTCATGTGCATCGCCGCGACATAGCCTACGCCCGACACCCATTGCCAGTCCTTCTTGATGGCCTGATCGGTACCCCAGATGCCAACATCCCACTTTGAGACATCCCATTGCGCGTAAGGCGACTGCGAGAACGACGGCACGCCTATCGGTGCGGCGGTGTCGTAATCGACGTTCATCCCGAGGAGAATGCCCGGCACGCCGCTCGTCTGGATGATTGGCCGCGCCATCACGATTTCTTTGAGTTGCGCGCTATCGAGATAGGAAAACGCCTGCAGGCCTTCGCCATTGATCTGCGCGCCGTTGTCATCGAGCGCAGACGTCCATGCCTTCACGACGACGCCATTACCGCCGTAATAGATGAAATCGTTCTGTCGTTCCCAGCAGTTCGCCGGCCAGCCGGTGAAATTGCACCACGCACCCGTAATCGTATTCATCACGTACTGCTGCTGCAGCCCGACGCCGGCGGGCACATTCACGATCAGCAGGTTCTGTAATGGATGCAGCAGCATCTGCCAGCCGAAGTTCGCTGCGTAGGTCGAAGTGGCTGCAGAAATGGCACCCTGAATCTTGTATGTCAGGTTCTTCTCAGTATTGACCCGCGTCGAAGCGAGCAGGTCTGAAATCGGGCTCAGACCGTCCTTGCCGATATAGAGCAGATCGCCGCCGTATTTCATGAAGCACTTGTTGCCCATCGGCGTGCCGACCTGATACGTTCCGCGCTTGAAGAAGGTAGTCGCCTGAGAAGGGTCGGTTCCGCCATATACCGCAATCTCCCCTTCACTTGTCGCGAAGACGATGTAATCCTGCATGCCCTCGCCACCGTCGATCGTCCACACACCGATGGAGACGAGTGAGCCGCCCATCTTGAAGATCGGCGATAGATCGAGCGCAGCCGCGGCACCGCCTACCTGGCTGACCGGCAGATACCATGCTTTGAGCGTGCCCTGCTGGACGAACCAGACGCGCGAGGCAAACACTGCGATCTGCGAGAGCGTCGTCGGATCAACGCCAGTAATCGAGATTGGCGAAGAGCCGGATGTCACGCTCTGCCACGTCGTGCCGTTGTAGACGTAATAGCCATCGGCACCATTGACCATGCACAGGAATGGTCCAGCGCTGGTCGCGAAATTCGCATGATTCCACTTGTCGCTGATGAGCGAGCCGATGACGGCCGCACCAACCGGGCCGGACGCTGTCACATCGAACACCGAGCCGCCGGCCGCCGCGAACAGCTTGCGCGTGCCACTGGCCGGGTTATAGCCCATCACCGCGTTGACCTGATTACCGAGTCCCGTCGCCCAGTTCGTCGAGCCGTTGCGCAGCGCGACGCCGGAAGTGTTCGGGAACAGGTTCTGCAAGATCACCGCGTCTGTCTCTGCCATCGCCGCAAGCGAATCGCGCGCATTCCAGCCACCAATCGGCGCCGGCAGATTCTTCGTGCGCGCCATCTGCTGGCGCTGCACGGCGCGAGCGGGTTGGCGCATCATGACATCCAGCTCCCGGAAGGAATTAATACTCCGGGGTACAGATCGTACCTCGCGTCGCCCATATTTATGACATCCTTCGAGCCGTCGCGCGCTTTCGAAATCTGCAGCATCTGCTCGTAGTCGACGAAATCCTGCGCGTAATCGAGGCCCTTCGCCTTCTTCCAGCGCCACTCCATGCCGAGCTTGAACGTCGCTTCATCGAGCAGCAGCACGTCGGTATCGGCGATGAAGCGACCCTGCCCCGTGCCGCCTGATGACTGACACCAGTTCGTCGACTTGTACTGAAACCAGATCGGCTGACCGGCAGCCGGCACCGGAATAAACAGGATCGCATTGCCGCGAATCTGAAACTGATTCCACGGACCTTGCATGACCATGGCTTTCAACTGTTCCCAGCGTTGGGCCGTCATCGGGCCGAACACCGGGCGCCGCAGCGTGCGATTCCACATCGTGTCGTTCAAGACCGCTTTAAAGCCCGGGAACGTGGTCGTGATATTCGCGACCTGAATTTCAGTCGCGACAGTATTGAACGTTCCTTCGCCAAGCATGACCTGCCAGTCGTATTCAGACGTTTCCCATTCACCCTCTTTCGTGGCGAGCGCATTGACCTGCTGAATCTGCGGATCTGATGACTGTGCAGCCGTCGTCGGGTTCGGCAGGTTGATGCGCTGGCAGACGTCCTGGATGATCGACAGGCAGGTCATGGCGGTTCCTTAGGCTGCTTGCTCTTTCGGCGGACGACCCGGCCCGCGCCGCGGCGTCTCACCCTGCATCGCCATCTGTTCGCGCATCTCATTGACGATCGCAGCGAGGTCATTAATCTTGTCGGCCTGAGCGCGGATGGTCGTTTGCAATTCCGCGTTCTGAATGGTCAGCGCCTCGACCTTCATGGCACTTCCCTTGCCATCGCCGATCTGGATCGATTCCTGAGCGCGCAGTTTTAGTGCGCGCGCACCCATTCCCATGCGGCCGAGTGCTTCCTCGTTGGCATTGGCGAGCTGCTCAAGCGTGCGGATATGCATGCTCAGACAGTTATCGATCTCCGCCGGAGAGAACATCGTCGTGCACATGCGCAGCGGCGTGCCGTCTTCCGGCATTTCCTTGCCGTCCTTGAACATGCCGTACATTTTCGAGAAGGATTCGACCCACTCCGGGTCGTAGAAGCCGTTCTGCGCGCGATCGCGAATCTTCTTCATCCACTCGTCCGCGCGGTCTTCGACGACGTCCTTATTGCCGGGCGGCGTCACGATGACCCAGTTCACGTCCTTGTAGACCTTGTGGCCTGCCTCGATTGACGCCGCACGGTCTTCTTCTGAACGCGTTTCGAACCGGATATGTGGCCGGCTGCCTTTCTGCACCGAAATATCGAACATGAATCTCTCCTTGGGGCGGTGGTTTTATTCTTGACCGAACAGATGCGCGATGACCTTGCGACACCAGCCGATCGGATCGGAATGGCCATTGGCCTTCGCGATGGCGTGCGGCATATTCAGCAATGCCTGTTCGAGGTCGACAAAACGCTGCTCGACGCGCTGCTCGAACGTCAGCGGCTTAGCCGAACTTGCGGCGCTGGGCGACGTGCCAGCGGCGATGGATGCAGGCGGCGCAGACGATTGCGTGACGGCGGTGGATTCGTTTCCCGCAACCGACACAGCGACGTTTGGGTCTTCACCAGCCACAGCGGTAGCAGCGCCATCGGGCGGTGTGCTGGCAGCGTTTGGGACCTCAGTCGCGATAGGGCCAGCCGCGGCGGATTCGCTGCTCGACGGTTCGGCGGAAACCGGTTCGGCGCCAGTCGAGACAGTAGCGGGCGCAGTAGCTGAAGGTTCCGGAACCGAGTTCGCCGGCACAGCGCCGGCAGATTCGTTTGGGACTTGAACATCCGACATATCTCACCTCACACAAAAAAGGCCGCGCAGCAATGAAGCCACGCGGCCAAGGCCCCGAGGAGACGACGGGGAAAGCTGTTGCTTACGTGATTGCGCCTTGAGCGAACGGCGAATTGATCGCCAGCACGTTCCAGAAACGGGTCCCGTCGTTATACGTACCGGTGACGCTGACCGAACCAGTTGCGGTTGCGTTCTGCGCCGTGGTCGTACCCGTCTGAACCATGCTTACCGTGCGACCGTCAGCCGAAATGGCACCGACCGTGGTCGAGGCAGGGATGCCCGTTCCACTGAGAGCCATACCGACAAACCAGCCATCGGAGTTGCTGACGCGAAGATTCGGCGACCCGTTCTGCGTCTGCACGTTCGTCTTTACGACGGTCGTGGTTGCAGCGAGGGACACGCGCGCGTTCAGGATTTCCTTGCCCGCCGAGTTCGCGCCCAGCGAGCCAGCGGCAGTGATGCCGATAGCAGCCGCAGCAGCGACGCTCGCGCCGGACAAGGCCGGGAACTGGCCCGAGGTCAGGAACCAGCCGTACTGAACCTGCGAAGCGTTCGCCGCGTTGGCATTCATCGCGAGCGCGACCGGAAAGCCCTGATTGGCCGCATTCGGGATATCGATTGCATTGTTGCCGCTATCCCAGTACACGACTTCGCCGACCTTGAACGCGATCGACGTCGGAATCGCCAGATAGACCGCCGTGCC